TGAATACTGCTATCCTTTTGGAATTTCCATTCTCGACCTTCTGAATCCCAAGCCGACCAAGTGCAGTATCCGTTTCTTGCCTCGGTGTTTTGGTAGCGGTCTGTTCCAAAAAGGTCGGCTGCAATCTTGGCTGCCTTGTCCCTTGTGATGTTGTTCATCTCAACCTCGACCCCAATGGTCTGTTTCTTCATTTCTTCTACAAAAAGTGTTGTTTTTTCGCTCATTACCAAGCCCTCCATAAATCTTTGTTTTGTCCCTTTCGGTAGTAACATATTACCTCTAAAAACACATAATATCCAGATGTTTTTCGGCATATACTACACAAAGATTTAAGGGTTAAATTGTGTATATTACAGCTCGCTGAACAATGCGTGTCCGAAGAGTTCACGGCACTTTTTGCATAGCAAATCTTCTTCAGTTCCATCCGCAATTTCACCGCAGTATTTGCAGATGTGTTGGTCTTGTAAGTCCGTGCATATTTCGTTCCCAGACATAAGCTCAAGGTATATTTTGGCGTACCTTTCAAATTCGCTGCCTGCAGAGTTCTTGGAAGCTTCAATGAAAAACTCCATTGCTTCTTTTCTGCTGTCCCATACTTTTTCAGTTCCGTAGCATATGGTTTTTACTGTCGCAAGTTTTCTGCACTGGTCTTCACCATAAACAACACTCAAGCCTGAACCATTATCCCACCGAACCATAATTGAACCGGCATCATCGACACCTTTCACTGTCCCTCTTGTGCCGATGGGCGGTGCATACGAGTCATTCATATGCACCAATTCAACTCGTGTTCCTTCAGGGTATTGGGTGCGGAGTCTTTCGACTACTTCTTTGCTTGGGAATTTCATTTTATTCAGCCTCCGTTTCTGTTCGGTTTCCGCTTTTGAAAGCGGAGCTTCCTTCAAGGTTGCGAAGGAGCACCTTTCGGATTTCCTTATATTCCTTACCAATGAATCCGAGCCTTAAAAGGAAACAGCGGAAAGCATACTTTTCATTGTCCACCTGCTTTTCTGTTGCAGTTACTCGCTTTTGGGTCCGTGCCATTTCGCAGAGCTTACATATGAAATGGTCGTAAGCCTTAACCTCGTCCGGCGATTCTCCGCTGAACCAAGGGAAGCAAACCTTTTCATCTTCTTCAAGAATTGACAGTTCGTCTGTTTTAAAGGCTTTCTTTAAAAGGTTAGCCTTTGCTGCAACGATGCTCTTAAGGTTTGCCATTGCCGTTTCTGTGAAAAGGCTTCTCGGCATTGAAACACACAAGCCTGTCGATTCGCTTTGGTCGGAAGGTTCTGCTGGCTCGTCAGCTTCCGGCAATCCCTCTGCTTCAAAGTTGTTGTCGTGGAGCATTTCAAGCAATCTTTCAATAACCTCGCTGTCGGCATTGTCATCGAAACATAAAGTTCCGTTCTTGTCGATGGTCAGGTAACCAACCTCATAAGCAAAGGTCGGTGCTCCCTTGTACTTTGCTTCGTAGCCCATCCAATTTGCGATTGTTTGAACAAGTTCTTTTCTTTTGCTGCCTGTTACATTGTACTTAACTGTCATAAAATGACCTCCTTCAATTTTGGTAGTCACATATTACCTCTAAACCCCTGATATATCAAGTCAATTACGACACTAATTATGTAGAAGAATCAAAGCTCAATTTGTGTACTCCACACAATGCCTGAAAGTACAAAGTATACGCACGGCAAAGCGACACCGTTGCCCCACATTTTATATTCCGAGGCATCGGAGTAAGGGGCCTTGAGCCATCGAATAATCTGCTTGAGGGTTTTTGGCTTCTTGCTTGGGTCCGTAACCTTGCGATATGTTTCAAACACATCATACCAGAATCTTAAATCCTCGGTTGTTGGTTCGCTGGTCTCAAGAGAGGAACACCACCAATCTGGGAAACCTTGCAGTCTCGCACACTCGGTTGGTGTTAATCTCCGAACCATATAACTTGTCTCAACCACACCATTTTGGTAACCGGGGTTCGTTCCGTTAACAAGTGTATTTGAAATATCCTCAAGGGGTGATTGGCATTCAGCTTTCATCTGTGGATAGAATGAAACTGGCTGTGCTAATGCACCGGGGCCTTTAGCAACAAGAGTCGGTGAAAGCTCCTCTTCAATAGAAGGCTTATATAAAGCATTCTTGCCTTGATTGAATGCTGCCCGGTCTATGCCATAGCATGGTTCAGAAACACACGCAGCATCTTTATAATCTCTTGAGAGAAGTGTAGGAGCTTTTCCTTTTTCGACTTGCATATAATAACCAGTAGTTATGGCATACACATCCGGCACATCAACTATAGCAATGCCTCCTTGATTGCAAGTAGGCGGTGTACCGCTTTTGTCAATTGTGCGAGATGTCTTTGCTTCATATATTCCACTGTGCGGATTATCCGATTTCATCGCATTGCTGTCAGCCGAGCTGATACCATAAGCTATAGGAGGGTTCATTATCAGCGGTACATTTCCACCGCCAGTCCCCATTCGAGAACTTAAGGTTTGTACCACACCATCGTCATTAAGACGGACACGGCTGTCGCACGGATGGTTTTCAATGTTTACGCATTCGCTTGTCTCATCAAAGCAACTTTCAGAACACCGGGTAGCTCTTTGCCACGCTCCGAAGCTCTCCGCAGAATACCCTGACAAGCCTTCTGACTCAAATAATATTTTTCCGGCACTCCCACTTGCAAAATCTGCGACAAGGAAGATTCTACGCCTGCGTTGGGGCACTCCCCAATGTTGAGCATCAAGAGTTCTGTATGCAATGCTCCATCCGTCACCCAAGAGGATGTCGGAGTATGCCCATTTGTCTTTTGGAGGCATAGGCACCTCGGCTGTCTGTCCTGTGATGCCGATGATGGCTTCGAGGACTGCCTTGAAGTCCCTTCCTTGATTGGAGGAGAAAGCACCGGGGACATTTTCCCAGACGATGTATCGTGGGTATTTTCCATTGGTTGCACACCTCATTTCTTTTACAATTCTTATTGCTTCAAAGAACAGACTGGATTGTTCACCTTCCAGTCCGGCTCTTTTGCCTGCAACCGAAAGGTCGGTGCAAGGTGAACCAAATGTAATAATATCAACTGGCTCAATCTTTGCACCATCCATCTTTGAAACATCACCATAGTGTTTCATAAACGGCAGCCGTTTTGTTGTTACCCGTATAGGGAACGGTTCAATCTCCGATGCCCATACAGGAACGACCCCGGCAAGTAACCCACCAAGAGGGAAACCGCCGGAGCCGTCAAACAGACTGCCGAGAGTCATTTTTTTATTTTCTTGCATGGCTTACCTCCTAAAACTGCGGAATAGTTTCTTCATCCTCAACTTCGGAGTAAGGAATGGTAACGCCATCACGGATGAGCTGTACTTTTTCGGATGAACCGACCTGCTCAATGAAACGGCTTACTATAACATCACAGAACTTTTCATCAAGCTCAATTGTTCGGCAGATACGATTTGACTGCTCACAAGTAATGAGTGTTGAACCACTGCCACCAAATGGGTCAAGAACAATTGCGTTTGTCATACTTGAATTCATTATTGGGTAAGCAAGAAGCGGTATCGGCTTCATTGTAGGATGGTCACCATTCTTTTTCGGTTTGTCGAATTCCCAAATGGTCGATTCTTTTCTGCCAGTGTACCACTGGTGTTTACCTTTCTTTTTCCAACCGAACAACACAGGCTCGTGCTGCCATTGGTAAGGTGAACGACCGAGAACAAGGGACTGTTTCTTCCAAATACAAGTGCCGGAAAGATAAAATCCAGCATCATTAAATGCTTTTCTGAAATTCAATCCTTCGGTGTCTGCATGGAACACATAAATACTCGCATCATCTGCCATTGCGTTTTCTGTATTAATAAACGCATCAAGCAGAAAATGATAGAATTTGTCATCAGCCATGTTATCATTTTTGATTTTCCCGGCTGACCCTTCATAATTTACATTGTACGGAGGGTCTGTAATAACAAGATTTGCCTTTTCTTCACCCATCAGCAAAGCGAAGGTTTCAGCCTTTGTGCTATCACCGCACACGAGCTTGTGTCTGCCAAGTAGCCACACATCACCGGGTTTTGTTTTTACTGGTTTTTTCAGTTCGGCTTCAACATCGAAGCCATCATCTTTGATTCCATCTTTAAGTGTGTCTTTGAAGAGGTCATCAATTTCAGCAGGTTCAAAACCAGTAAGTGAAACATCGAAATCCGAACCTTGAAGGTCAGCTATCAAAAGAGCAAGTTTATCCTTGTCCCAATCACCGCTGATTTTGTTAAGAGCTACATTGAGTGCTTTTTCTTTTTCTTCTGAAAGTTCTACAACTACACATTCAATTTCAGTCATTCCCATAGCCATTAAGACTTTGAGCCTCTGGTGACCTCCGACCACATTGCCAGTTGTCTTATTCCAAATAACGGGTTCAACATATCCGAACTCCTCAAGGGAGCGTTTCAGCTTTTCATATTCAGCATCACCGGGTTTCAAATCTTTACGGGGGTTGTAGTCCGCAGGCATAAGCTCGGATACTTTTATTTTTTCAATTAACATACCAGACCCCACTCAGCGAAAGCTTCAAAACCACCAACGGAGCGGATGAACTCTCTTGCTGTTTCCACAATTTCATTGTAAGGAATACCATTAACGGTTTCATCACCGATTGCACAGCAAAGTTCAATCGGCTGCCCGGTTCTCTGTGCTTCAAGCCATGCATAAATATTTACACTTACATCTGCTTTGGATAAGTCTTTACCATGCAGACCACCGCCTGTTACACTGTCAGCCATATCGCTACCGAGCTTTCGGTTCGTGGCCCCGGTGTCTACATCTGTACCACCAGTCCAGTCTCCAATAGGGTTGATTTCCGCATTTGGGAATAAAGAACGCAATACATCAGAACTCGCATTGCTCTGGCAAATAATAAGACGGCTTCCGTCTTTGATGTACTTGCCATCAAAAGGAAACTGTTCATATATACCTTTTGCAATGTTTGCAAGTGTCTGCTGTTCATAAGTAACGGGTGTTCCTTTAAAAATTCCATTATCACCGCAACGGATGATTCCATCCTGATTACGAGCAAGATGCTCATCCTGCGGAGTGATTGCAATGTTGCACATAAGGTTTGCACCGCCTATACGGTTTATGGCTTTTGCAACATCAGTTTTGTCGATTGGAGCAGAGGTTTCGATAATCGCATGGCAAACACCATGTCCAATTAACACCTCAACTGCAACCTTTGGGTCTTTTTGAGCATTGTATGCTAAATCAACAATTGCTCCTGCAATTCTGTCTGCCACCTTATCGGGGTGAGAGGGATTCACTTTTTCAAACATAAATCATCGTCCTTTCCGAGCATTCAATAAACGCTCCATTAAATCGTCCTGCGGATTTGAACCACCATATTCCGTAGAACAGTTTTCTTTTACTACTTGGTAAATCTGATACCAAGTTTGATTGACTTGCTTCATATAGGTTTGGCTCATCGCCACATACGGAGATGCTATAGCATTACCCGTTGTAGGATGCTTTGCAAGGAATCCGTATTCAGAAATACATTCCTCACATTGAATCCATCTCGACACACTCATTGCATATTGCTCAATGAGCTGTGTGTTAACAAGCTGCTCACAACCTCGTTCTCGAAGCCACATCCATGTATCCCTATATACAGCTTCCGCACACAAGTCTTTTCCATTTTTCTGTTCAGCCTTTAGGTATTCTTTAATTGGCGGTACATCAACACCTTCAAAGCTGACGGGTTCAGGCAGAGTTATTACACTTGCGGTTTTTGTTTTGCCGCTTGCAATTTTGTCGGTGAGTGCTTTTGGCTTTCTGCCTGCACCGACACGCTGACCGCCTCGGTTCGTACCGTCTTTTGCCACTGCAAAATCACCTCGCTTTTTAATGCCGGGTTAATACCCCGTTTGATTTCCGAAATTTGCACACGAAGGGGGGCGCCCGTTCCTCAGCGAGATGGTCGCAGAGATTTTGATACCCCTACCGGGATGAAAAAATAAATATAAATTTTATTATTTTTATCATCTATGACCGCTTACCCCATCTGTCACCATCACGAGCTGTTATCTCTGAGTGACACGACTTACAAAGCGACATAAGGTTGTCGGATGCGTGTGTACCACCACGGGAGAGAGGAACGATGTGATGAACCTCTTCGGTCGGAGTAACCTTTCCGTTCTTAAGACACATCTCACAAAGCGGATGCTGTGCTGCGTGTCTGTCACGGATTCTTTTCCAAGCTCTGCCGTACCTACTCTTGGTTGCAGGGTCACGGATGTATTTCTCGTAGCGTTGGTTCTCTTGCCGTTGGTGTTCCTCACAGAACCTTCCGTCCGTAAGTTTGGGACAGCCGGGGTGTGAACACGGTCGCTTTGGTTTCTTTGGCATTGTGTTTCACCTCCTCGTTGCAAAAGAAAAACCCCGGTACCTTTTAGCGTACCGAGGTTTGTTCTATTTCGATGATACTATTATAACACAGGTAAACCGAACAAAACGAACAACTTTAATTTTTTTGCAAAAATCTATCATGAGCCATGCGGACACCGTCTTCCGTATTACCACCGCCAATGCTGAAAGCAATCTGCCTCCAACTCAATCCGTTGATGTAGCGAAGTGCCAATATCATTCTCATTTGGCTGTCCTCAACTGTTTCAATGTATCTATTCAGGCGGTTAAACTCGTAGAAGCATTTCTTAAGGTTCAAATCAAGCAGTGCTTTAAGGTCTGCGATTTCCGCTGCGTACTTTGCAACCTTGTCGCTGTTCCACGATACCTTTGGCATTCCAGTAATTTGTGCGGTGCAAGATGTGGCAAGACCCTCAAGCTCAAGAAGCCTGCGTTGCTGTTCTTCAATTTCACGATTTAAATAATAAAGCTGTGAAAGCTCTTTTTTTGTCATAGGCAAATCCCTCCAATCTCTGCTTTTACTGCATCCATTAATGCAGACTGCATTGTTTCCTTTGTACGAAGAGCTTTCATAATTCGCTCATCGGTTGTTCCTTTTGTAATGATGTGGTGGATAACCACTGTTTTGGATTTCTGACCTTGTCTCCATAACCTTGCATTGGTTTGAAGGTAAAGTTCCAAGCTCCAAGTCAACCCAAACCATATAAGGGTTGAACCGCCTTCTTGGATGTTGAGTCCATGACCTGCAGATGCCGGATGAATTACAGCAACTGGAATGTTACCGCTGTTCCAATCGGTTATATCCTTTGAAGATTTAATCTCTCTTACATCAAACCGCTTTTGAATTCTCTCAAGGTCGTGTTTGAACCAATACGCCACAAGCACTGGTTTGCCGTTTGCTTGTTCGATTAAATCCTCAAGGGCATCAAGTTTTCTGCTATGGATTTCTATGAAGTTTTTCTCCTCATCATAAACAGCACCATTTGCCATTTGCGATAGTTTATTACTTAATGCTCCAGCGTTGACCGCATCAATCTCTTTATTGGCAATTGCAAGAACGAGGTCTTTTTTCAGTCCGTTATACATTTTCATTTCCTTTTCTGAAAGACTTACTTCAACTTCGTTCATAATGCATTCAGGCATTTGAAGGTAGTCCGTGCTTTTCATTGAAATGGTTATGTCAGAAATTCTTCTGTATATTTCATCTTCCGCACCATCTTTCGGTTTATAAGAAAATATCACTTGACCGTTGCGTTTGTCAGGACGGAAGAACTCGTCCCTGTAATGGGTAATGAACCTTCCGAGTCGTTTGCCCATATCAAGTAGTTTGAACTCTGCCCATAAGTCCATAAGACCATTTGAAGAAGGTGTACCCGTGAGACCTACCATTCGTTTAACAGTGGGTCGCACTCTCATTAAACTTTTGAACCTTTTAGCTTGATGGCTCTTAAAGGATGACAGCTCATCAATTACCACCATGTCAAAGTTGAAATTAATACCGCTTTGCTCAATCAGCCATCCCACATTTTCTCGGTTGATAATGTAAAGGTTGGCAGGCTTTTGAAGTGCCAGTTTTCTTTCGGTTTCTGTTCCAACTGCAATGGAATATTTGAGATGTTTTAAATGGTCCCACTTCTCAATCTCTGCTTTCCATGTATCCCTTGCTACACGGAGAGGTGCGATGACGAGAACTTTCTGCACCTCAAATGTATCAAGGCAGAGGTTGTTGATAGCGGTAAGTGTTATGATACTTTTTCCAAGTCCCATATCTAATAGGACAGCTGCTACTGGGTGCTTTTCAATGAACTCGGTTGCATAGGTTTGATAGTTATGCGGTACATATTTCATCAAGTACACCTCCAATGCATTCAGGGTTGTCAATGCAGAAAACCAAAAAGCCAAGTGATTCTAACTGTCGTTTTCTGCGTTCTTGAAGCGGTCGGAGTTTTTTGCCCGGTGCTTTAAGTTCTGCAAATGCAATAATGCCGTTTGGCATCAGAATGATTCTGTCAGGTACACCATCAAAGCCGGGAGACACAAACTTCATGCAAAGACCGCCTTTTTCTTTGACTGCTGTTTTTAATTTATTTTCTATCGTTTTTTCTCTCATTTTGAACTCCTTGTTTCCCGTTGTTGTTTCCAAAGGGGTAAAAACTCTCTCGTGCGTGTATGCGTGTATATGTTGCTATTTCTCTCTTTATCTTTATATTTTTCTTATATATAAAGTAATTGGGAAACATAGGAAACAACCACACTGCAAGGCTGACCGCCACTGGCTTTGGGTTGTTTCCTGAAAAAGTTTCCATTATCCCATTTGAGAAATGAGGGAAACAGCATTAACCGTTTTCTATGTTTCCGTTGGAAACACGGACGAATGTTTTCTGAACTCCGTAGCCGGGTATTCTTGTCTTGCCGGATGCGTTACCTGAATAACGCTCCCAACCACCGAGCTTGTAAAGAATACCTTCGATTTCATATGAATCCGATTTTTTGATGCTCTCACGAGCTTTACCGAAGCATTCGCACCATATCTCCATAACGCAAACACGGTCACGCTCGACAGAGCCATTTCTTTTAACCTCACCGAACTCTGTGCCATTGAGGTAGCTTTTTCTTTCGTATAAATCCATCGATGACCATTCTTCGGGAAGTAATGTATCAAGGTAATCCTCAACAATACCTTCTCGGTCATCTGCTTCCATTGCATTTCTCTGCATTGCATATGCTTGCTCTGCGACTTTACCTTTAAGGAACAGCTCCTCGCCACGATTGTAATACTCGACAGCTTCTGCCCATATTTGGTCTACATCAGTAAGCTCCCACGGATGATGCTTGCCTTTGCCTGTTATGTTAACGGGAAAGAAGCGGCGGTTTCCAGTGATGTCACGAAGGAATCCACTATCGCTGTTGGTTGTGCCTACAATGATACAGCTTCTCGGATGGCTTTCAACTGAAGTGCCATAAGCCTGACGGTACTTATCATCGGTTCGTGTAACAAAGGATTTGATGGTTTCCACATCAACCTTTTTCATTCCGTTAAGCTCCGATATTTCAAGAATCCAATATCCCTGTAATTTTTCAGGAGCAGTCTTATCCTTCATATCGGCTATAGACAAAGAGTCAGAGAACCACTGCTTTCCGAGCTTTGCAAAAAGAGTGGATTTTCCGATGCCTTGCTTGCCACCAATAACGAGGATGGTATCAAACTTTATGCCCGGTTCAAAAATTCTCGCAACAGCTGCTACGAGTGTCTTTCTTGTTACAGCACGAACATACTCCGTATCATCAGCACCGAGGTAATCAATAAGAAGTGTATCTAATCTTTCAATTCCATCCCATTTCAGATCTGATAAATATTCTTTTACAGGATGGTAAAGGCGGTCAGCTGAAGCTACGGCAAGGAGAGCATCCTTGAACTTGGTAGGTGACCATATTCCATAGATGCGTTCAAAATACATCTTTGCACAAGCAAGGTCGGTATCGCTCCAACCCGGCTTTACCTGATTCCAAGGCAGAGTGCCAACAACATCAATCATATTTTTAAATTGATTAAACACGATGCATTTGAGGTTTTCATCGTTACGGATAATGGTACAAATGTTGGTCATGGTGTCTTTGATGTTCCCGGCTTTGTCAAGTTCCAAAGTGGTCTGCCAGTCATCTGTGGCAAAGTCATCCGAAGCCTGTGCCATTCGCTCTTCAGCAAAAACTGCACGGACAGCATCGTCTTTAAGAGCTAAATCGCACATTGCTTTATATGAGGGGAGCTTGGATGGCGGTGTATTTCTGTCGCACTTATCATCAAGGTCATGAAACTTATGAAGGCGTACCAAGTCGAAGGCATTCAGCAGATGTCCGCACACGGGGTCAGTCGCATGGTGGCTATATGCAAACTTTCCGTCATACACAACTACACCTGCGGAAGAGTCTGCCGGGATATAATCAAAGCGACCATTCATTGCACTTGGTGCATAAACTTCTGACAGAAACTTTTCAATTGCATCCTCAATGGTGTATGCACGGCAAAATGCTCCTACAACACCCGGTTTTGTCAGGGGGTCAGCTTGTGCAGATACATTTCTGCTTACAACTTCCGACTGCCTTGAGGATACCGGGTAAGTGGATACATCCTTCCAATCGTCATACTTGGCAAGATACACATCAGGGTCAAGGTCATCTCCTCGCTTCACATCGTGGAAGAACTCTCCGTTGATGGAGGTTGACGGAAAATACATAAGTCTGCAAGGCTCATATGTAGTGTCATCGAACATATCAATGCCGATTTCCTTTGCGACCATTCTTGCGACCGCTGGGTATTCCTCTTCGGAAATATCACGGGAAAGCGGAATAAGCAATCGCAGTCTCGGATTCTCTTTGGTGTGTTTATGCGTGGTATATACGCAGCATCTGAAATCATATAGCATCTTGATGCTTTCCCAAATATCAGGGGTTGCATAGTCCATATCAAGGGTCAACATACTGCGGCAGAGTACATTCCCGTTCTTTCGTCTGCCTTCACGAAGATGACCGCCAACGAAGCCACCGACATCCTTGATGTTATCCTGCTGACCTTTTTTCATTTTTCTGTATTCTTCAACGGTCTCGGTAGTGCGTTTGGTGTAGCTCACAACCTCACACAATTCCTCCCAAGACATCTCTTTGTTTTTCCACCGCTTATCCATACGGCTATTACCAAATGCTATCTTCATTTTTTGACCTCCTTACAAGCCTCGGTGAAATACCTGATAGGCTGTCCTTTCTTTTTTGCCTTTGCTATCTCAATTCCCATGCCGTTTGATATCTTCTTACCGAACACCCAAAGTTCGGCACATTTCGACAAGAGAACAATATCCATAAATATTGCAAGGTTTCTTTCTTTTGGGTTTTCATCCGACAGAAATTGTGGGAAGAACAGATGCGGTGCTATGGGAATGCACCCTTTGTCAACTGCAAACTTACAATACTTTCTTGCTTTTTCAATGTTTGTTTTTGTATCCCCGGAAAACGGAGAACATATATAAACGATTGGTCGGAAGGCTGACTTCTTTGCTTCCGCTTCAATCCGTGTTAATGCTTCATATGCTGTCGGGTCATAGTAGCGTTCTGAATTGTATAAATTAACACTCATACCTTTAATCCTTTCTGTAAAAATCACAGACATATCCATCGGCACGGAGGATGAGACCCTCTGCCCATGATGGAGTTTGTCCCATTACCCGACATATATCGTCAAGCGAAGTTTCGGGCGCTGCTTCGATAACAGCTTCATCGTGTATGTGCATAACAATGTCAAAGCCGGAATCATTCAATCGGAGCATTGCTTCCGCAAGAATGTCACGAGCCGTTGCTTGGACAATATTCTCGACAAATTTCGCTCCATAACTTTCGAGTCGTTCCCATTTCTTTGTGCCGCCGACACCTTCGTAGGTCACGGACTCACCACCAAAGCGGTTCTCGCCAATCCTCGGTTTTACATAAGCAAGCCGTCTGCCGGAAGGGAGAGTAATAAAGAGTATTCCGCTTTGCAATGAAAAGCCGATGCCGTGTGTTTTTGTTGCTTGTTTGGTTTTGATGCATTCTTTGACTGCATTGTCCACTGCATACCAGAACTGCACAATTCTTGTATTTGCTTGCCTCCAAGCATCCACAAGTGGCTGAAGCTCCGATTCCTCAATGCCCATTTGCAATGCACCCATTGCTTTCAATGCACCGACCGAACCGCCATACCCAAGTGCCAATTCAGCGATTTTTCCTTTTTGTCGGAGGTGTCCGTTTACACCATTTTTCTCAACTGGTACATGAAACATCTGCGATGCGGATGCACAATAAATGTCACCACCATTTTCAAACACACCTTGTCTCCATTGCTCTCCTGCAAGCCACGCAATGACACGAGCCTCAATTGCTGCGAAGTCAGCAACATAGAATCGGCACCCCGGTTTTGGAACGAATGCTGTTCTTATAAGCTCCGAAAGTACAAACGGCACAAAATCATAGAGCATCTCAACATCTTTATAAAATCCCTTTTTGACAAGGGTGCGAGCTTGCTCCAAGTCAGGCAGATGATTCTGTGGAAGGTTCTGAACTTGAATGAGTCTTCCGGCATATCTGCCAGTGCGGTTTGCACCATAAAATTGTATAAGACCTCTGGCACGACCATCTGAACCGACAGCATTTTCCATTGCTGTATATTTCTTAACACTGCTTTTTGCCAGTTGCTTCCGTAGATTAAGCATTTCAGCAACCTCATCGGTTGCTTCCGAAAGCAACTCTTCCACGGCATCTTTACTCAAAGTTTCCGTTTCCACTCCTTGTTCGGACAACCATTCCTTCAGCTGAACCGTGGAGTTCGGATTTTCAAGTCCCGTAATCTCACGAGCCGTTTGGAGGTTAGATTCACGCATTTCGGTATCGCATTTTATTGCAGAAGCTACCAATTTCAAATCAAGCATGATTCCTCGGTCATTAATTTCTTGGTCGAGGATGTAATTCTGCCATTCGGTATCCGATACAGGAAATTTTGAAAGCCTCTGCTGAATAGACATCTCAACCTCAACATCTCGAATGTTGTATTGCTTGAAGCTCTCCCAACGGTCCGGGGCATCTTGGGGAAAGTGTCTTATTTGTGTACCATCACGGAGCTTTCCGGGAGTACAAAAATAACGGATGAGTTCTTTCCCTTCTGTGAGCTTTTGCTTTTCAAGCCCAAGAACCGCTCCGACACCTTCAAGTGAAAGTGGAAGTCCGAGAGTTGCTGCCCAGACCATAGTGCATCGCCATGCTTTGGCGGTCATATGTTTACCGATATATTTTGAAAGGCATATGCGTTCAAACTGTGCATTAAATGCCCACTTTATTACAGAATCATCTGTTAACGCATTAAGCACATCGGAAGGGATAGATTCTCCCAATGCCAAGTCAACAACCTCAACCTTACCGCCATCTATGGAATAAGCAAAAAGGAGTATTTCAAAATCTTTTGATTCGCTATACTTGTATACTCCAGATTTGGTAAGGTTCACAGAGGAGTATGTCTCAATATCAATGCTTATCGTTTTCATAGTTACTCCTTTCTGCTATAGGGGACAGAGTGGCTCTGTCCCCATATATGTTAATTAGTCAAGAAAATCCTCATCATCAAGGGTTGTGAAGTCATCTGCTGCATTGGTTCTGCCACCGAGTGGTTCACCGTCTCTTACTTTTTGAATGTTTCCAAGACCGCAGGCGATACCTTTGTTACCATTTGAGTTGAATGCATAGAAGGTAATGGACACTCTTGCATACACACCGCTATACACCTCATTGCGGTCAAGTATAGGCTGAACCTTTGCATCTACAATCTGCGGAGCCGTTGTGCTGTTTGCATTTACAAAGAAACTATCCTTATATGCTTCATCGTCACGCTCAACATCCCCGTCACGGAGAGGAAGCTTAAGAGCTGCCTTGTTGGGAATCTTGCCACCGAACTTTGAAGCACCTTCTTTGATTGCATTGTCGATTGCCGCTTCAATCTGTGAAATCGTCTTTTTATCCGACTTGGGGATAATCAGCGAAACAGAGTATTTTTCTGCACCGCCATTTATTGATTTCGGTTCCCACACATTTGCATATGAAAGTCTTACTACGCCTGTAACTACTTTTGTGTTATTCTGATTTGTCATGATTATCAATCCTCCGTAATTTCATTAAATTCATCATTTACATTTGATTTTGTGATTGCCTGTCTTTTGTCACTCGCAGGCACGAGTGTTGGTTTTCCCGGTGGCTTATATACAAGACCTCCGAGGATTTCAGCAAAGCCTTTTTTACCCATGAGCTTTTCCATTTCAGTTATGGTGATAAGGCTTTGTTTGAAGATGTCAGTGTATCCGGCAGCCTTCGCTGCTTCAGCAACTGCATCTTCATCTGTGTACTTGCGATTCGAGCGACCTTCGACCACCTTAAATCCACGCCATTCTTTGCCGTGGTTCAGAGCAGCATCCTGTGCATAAGCGGTGATTTCATTAGCCCACTTTGTAAGGTCATCAAGTTTTCCAAGAATGTCCTCAATTTCATCGTCTGTCAACAGTGGCGGAGCTTTGAATTCATACTTTGCAAGCCTTAACTTTTCTTCAGCTCTTGCTCTGCACTTAACAGCTGCTTTGCAGAATGTACACCACGAACCGGGACAATATTCACCTTCGCCTTTATATGCTTTTTCAGCTTTGGGGATGAGGGTGTTTTCCGTCCATTCTCGAAGCTCTGAAACAGGAATCGTCCAAGTGCTTATGTTTTCACGACGTGGTTGATATATGGTCATGGAAATTTGTTCGATGTCATAAAGACCATCATAGATTTCCAATGCACCAAGTGCATAAAGCATCATCTGCGGATTGTGTTCTGCTTCCACAAGCACACCTTGACCATATTTGAAATCTATAATATGTAGTGTGCTGTCGGAAATAATGATGCAGTCACCAGTTCCGAAGCCATCAGGTACAAATCGTGAAAAATCGAGTTTTTGCTCAATAAGTATAATTGGGTCTGTGCATACATTTTTTGCTTCTTCCAAAGTCTCAAGGACAAAAACTACATACCCGTCAGTATGCTCATCCATCTCATCGGAGTCATACTGTGATGTAGGTTTCCGGGAACGCATTTTCAGTGCCTTGCGAAGTTTGTGTTCACAAAGAGCATGAGCAGCAGTTCCTTCCGCTGCAGCATCGGTTTCCTTGTTCTCAAATTCAAGTTCAAGTCTTGCCGATGGGTTACAGTTAAGCCAACGGTGAGAAGATGATGCAGATAAGACAGCGTGTTTCTTTTCAGCCATTTATAACACCTCCGCATCGGCAAGCA